TCTCGTGCAGGTATGTGGATGGATTTTGCTACCGGAGAAGGTGGTGACATCTTTGATGCCTGGGCACGTGTTAATGGCTTTGATGCAGCCAGCCAATTTCCTGAGCTGGTGGATTCTGTCGCTCAATGGTTAGGTGTGTCTGTTGATCAATCACGGCCATTGTCCACGACTTATGAGAAAGCCAATAAACCCACAATGCCTGCTCGACAACAACCTACAGATGACTTAGGGCCAGCAACCGGAAAATGGGATTATCGTGATAGCCAAGGTCAGCTAATTGCCTGCGTATATCGATACGATACCGAGTCGGGCAAAGAGTTCAGGCCGTGGGATGTGCGATCACGCTCCATGAAAGCACCGGATCCAAGACCGCTCTACAACCAGCCTCAAATCTTAAGCGCCAATCAAGTTGTACTGGTCGAAGGTGAGAAAGCTGCGGACGCACTCATTCTCTTAGGATTGGTGGCAACCACTGCCATGAATGGAGCTAATGCTCCAATAGCGAAAACGGATTGGTCGCCACTGAAAGATAAACACGTTTTAGTCTGGCCTGACAATGATGATGCGGGTGCTGAGTATGCCAGAAAAGCATCGGAAGCGATCGCATGCGGCGGTGCCGCTTCTGTGGCGGTTTTGCATATTCCGGGAGATAAATGCGTTAAGTGGGACGCCTATGATGCAGTCGATGAAGGGATGGATGTGTGGGCTTTCGTTCAGTCGGCACCGAGAACCATTGTTAAAGATGCTGAGCCGATACCGCTGCATTCATTAGGTGAGTTGTTAGCCGATACCTCGCCGATGCCAGACGATCTGATAGCACCGAGGGTTTTAACGCCCGGCGGCATGATCGTATTTGGTGGTGCGCCTAAGGTGGGGAAAAGTGATTTTCTGTTGTCTTGGTTAACGCATATGGCGGCAGGCGAGCCCTTTCTTGAGCTCACGCCCTCAAGGCCATTGCGGGTGTTTTACTTGCAAGCCGAGGTTCAGTATCACTACTTGCGTGAGCGGATCCAGTCTATGGGTTTGCCAGAAGCAGTAAGTCGCCAAGCTGCCAATAACCTTTTGGTCACACCTCAGCTTCGTTTAGTGCTCAATGATCAGGGTGTTGAGCAAGTGATCGAGGCTCTGCAGCGGGCTGCGTCTCAAGGTGGTGTCGACATTCTGGTAATTGACCCTATTCGTAATGTGTTCGACGGTGGCCCTGAAGGCAATAGCGAAAACGACAACAACGCGATGTTGTTTTTCTTGCGTGAGCGAGTTGAGCAACTGCGTGATGCGGTCAATCCCGATGCGGGAATCATCCTTGCTCACCACACCAAGAAAATCAGTAAAAAACAGGTCGAGGAAGATCCATTTTTAGCCTTGTCAGGTGCAGGCAGTTTGCGTGGTTACTACACCACCGGCATGTTGCTGTATCGCCCTGATGAAATGCTGACGGATCGCACTTTGGTGTTCGAGCTGCGCAATGGACCTGGCTTACCTGCCAAGCGGGTAGATAAAAGTCAGGGACGCTGGATTGAACTTGATCCTCACAGTGATCGTTTGGTCAATCAAGACTATGGCGCCAAGCTCGATGCGGAGCGACAACGCAAGCGCGATGTCATCGTACAAATGATCTTTGATGAAGCGTCGCAAGGCCGTGTTTACACCTCGAATCAGTTTGCAGAATCGTTCGAAGGCCAAGCTGGACTCGGTGCGAACCGGACCATCAATGAGCGCATTGCTGTCCATGCCACAAAAGGCGATATCAAGTTCTTCCGTAATCCGGAGGAGTACAACTTACCAGCACTGACCCGAAGCAAGTATGGCTATCTCTGTGTTGAGGGTATGACGGTTCCCGCAGGGGAAACCATTGATACCGATACCGGTGAGGTCAAACAGTCTCACTTGTGGGTTAAACCCACCCATTACAAATGCGCTCAAACCGGTGCGGTGCTCCCTGTCGAGAATCCGGATGTTTGGGTGTACCAGGAGGAAACAAGCGATGAATCATGATCAAAACAAGGCCTCGGACATGGCCGTTTGCTGTCTGCAATCTGAACCAGTTTGCTGCAATCTGCAAACTACCCGCAAACTGGAAGTCAGCAATAACAAGGCATCCAGCCAGATTGCAGATTGCGGAGTCCAGATTGCGGATATCCCCTGCAAACTGAACGCAATCCCAGATAATTCAGGGGTTTCAGAGATAAATCCAGATTGCACGCAACCCCCCTCTCTCTACGAGAGAGGAGAGTCCCCTAAAGGGGAGGCTCTCCATCTCGGTGAGAAAGAGAGTATCAACCGAACATTGCCTGTAGTGCTGTGCTTGGATTTGGGTACAACAACTGGATGGGCAATTCATTCCAAACAAGGCGTGATCACCAGCGGCACCATCAGTTTTAAAAACGATCGCTGGCAAGGTGGCGGTATGCGCTTTTTGAAGTTCAACCGTTTCTTGAATGAGGTAAACGAAAATGCTGGGCCTATCAGCATGGTGTTTTTTGAGGAAGTTCGTCGTCACATGGGTGTGGATGCGGCTCACGCTTACGGTGGTTTTATGGCGCATCTGACTGCTTGGTGTGAGCAACAAAATATTGCCTACGAGGGTGTTCCGGTTGGAACCATCAAGCGGCACGCAACTGGCAAAGGTAATGCAAATAAAACCATGATGATTGAGTCCGCGAAAGCGCGAGGCCATCTCCCAGCGGATGATAACGAAGCCGATGCATTGGCTTTGGTTTATTGGGCTATTGATCAACGAATAGGAGAGCAATTATGAATAACTTCACGCCAGAACACGTTGCTCTCCGATTTGAGGAGTGTGTATCAACACTGCGTAAATTGCCTGGTGAGCGAAGCTTGGGTTACGTGAGCTATTGGCCAGAGATCAAATACGATCGGAGAGAGCTCGCCAGACAAGAAGTTCAGCCGATTCGTTTACGTCCAACGCCAGACCAAATCACCCGCATGGAGGAAACGCTGTCATGGATAACGTATGTCAATCATGGTGAAAGAAATCTGATTTGGTTACGAGCCTATCGAACGCCATGGCGAGTGATTTCTCGTGAGACTGGGTTTCCAAGAACGTCGGCACAGCGTTATTGGCAAGGGGCGTTAATAAAAATTGCGCAGCGGCTCGCGCAAGAGCAAAGACCTGCGTGCTAACGCCAAAAGCCCAAGTGGGACAAAACCCGGTTTTTAGGCGAGAATACTTGCTAATCTCACGAGTGAACTGCACACAAGCCACGGCCACCAAACTGTGGCTTTGTTATTTCTGGCCCTGAAAAAAAGTGGGTCCTTCCTGGCCATCGAATCGATGCGGGTCGCAAGGCCGCCGCATTTCGCTAGCGACAGCCCGTTAAACCGGGTTCGCAGGTTCGCAGTTCGCACCGCAATTTCCAAGGTAATCTAATGCAATCTAACACTGTCGAGTCGGTGGAGCACTGGTCGCTTCAACGACTCATTCCCTATGCCAAAAATGCGAGGACGCATGACGATACACAGGTATCGCAAATAGCGGGTTCGATAGCAGAATTTGGCTTTGTGAATCCGATTTTGGTCGGTGATGACAACGTCATTATCGCAGGCCATGGTCGCTTGATGGCGGCTCAGCAACTTGGTTTAGACACGGTCCCGGTGATCGTTTTACATCACTTGACCGAAGCACAACGTCGCGCATTGGTGATCGCAGATAACAAGATTGCTGAAAATGCTGGATGGAATGATGAGCTTCTCAAGCTAGAACTTGAAGAACTCGGCGATCTGGGTTTTGACCTTGATGTCATAGGCTTTTCAGATGAAGAACTGGATGAGCTTCTGGGTAACGACGAACAACCCGGTGAAAGCGATGAGGATGAAATTCCCGAGGTAGAAGATGAGCCTGTAAGCCGACATGGTGATGTGTGGATTTTGGGTGACCATCGACTGTTATGTGGGGATTCGACCAGCAAACAGGATTTAGAAAAATTAATGATCGGTGAGCTTGCCGATATGGCGTTCACCGATCCGCCTTATAACGTTGATTACGGCAACAACGCTAAAGATAAAATGCGCGGTAAAGATCGGCGCATTATGAATGATAATCTGGGGGATGATTTTTATCAGTTTCTTAAAGATGCGCTCACGAATCTTTTGAGTGTGACTAAAGGAGCGTGCTACAT